CATTTTCATTACGGACGGGTCAACTGCCTGTTTTGATGCTTTCTTAGGCATGTCTTCCGTCAGAACATCGGTCTTAGCGCGAGTGTCGAACTCAAGACCTTCACGATACAACTTACTTTCACCCATGTTCGCATCGACCGAAGTCTTATCTGCACCCATGATGTAAGCCGCGCCGTAATTATAATTGTTCATCGGCATGGTTTTCTCCTAGAGATTATAGGGTTGGATTAAGGAAGCCTTGGTTTTCTTGAGAAGAAGGTACAGGGGCTTCCGGAACCCTGTCCACCTCTCCTATGTCTACGTCTCGTGCAATTATATCGAGACCCTCGTCTACTGGTTCTTCTTGGGCAGGAATAAAGTCTTGACCTTCATAAGGACCTGCTATAGGCACGTCAGAAACTATATCCGAGCCTTCACCAGCAGGTTTAGCTGCAAGAGCCATTGGGACGGCTGCTGCAGGTCCAGCAGGTGCTTTCAGGGCTAACGCCCCTGCCTCTAGACCTATATCTAAAGCTGCTTGAGCAGGGTCCGCAAGAATACCTGCAACAGAAAGTCCTCCAAGAGCTACAAAAGGAGCCGCACTAAGTATTTTTTTTCCAGAGGGTTGATTAACTTCAATGCCAGCGTTCTGTAAGTCATCTATATCTAAGGGAGAAAGATAGCTTTTTGATTTTTCAGCCTCTTCAAATCCTGCTTGTATATCGGCTTGTGACACTGCTCTTTCAGACCGTATTTTTGAAAGATACGCCCGACGTTCTTCAGTGACTATCTGTTTTTCTACAGCTTTTTCTTCTGCTGTAGCACCTATCAACTCACGCTCTCCTTCTGTCATAGGAAGTGCAGTTATTTGAGGTTGGAGAAGGTTCACGTCTGTTGCGACTATTTTTTTGTTAGGTGCAGGAAAAGTAAAGGTCGTATCGAACTGAACTCCTCGTGTTGCCATCATATCATTGACACTTACAGAGCCTGAGTTTCTGGCATCATTACGGATAAGAATGTTAGTCATCTCACCAATACGTTCATCGGAAACGGTTCCAACATAGCTTTCCATAAGAATATTGCCAGAAGCGTCGACTCCTGCTCCTGCGTGGCCCATCCAAGCTTTAACAGCATCAGGAGGAAACTTGAACTCTACAATAAGCTGACGAGCTAAAATTTTTCGAATAACCGAATGAGAACCCCCCTTACCTGCAGGAAGCTGATTAGGAAACTGGGCTTCTAGTTTCGGACGTATTCTAGTATTCCAAAGTTTATCTACTGAGGTAGGGGTGGTGTCAAAAAGATTAGCTTTAGTTAAATCAGCGGTAGGACCTACCCTAATCTTTGCTTGCTCTACCTTATTTCTTAAAAACTCAGCAAACTCTCCACGATATGTAACTTCAGGACGAGTCTTGTTTCCTACGGTTTTCGATTTTATTTCAGCAACAATGTTACCATTTTCATCTGGAAAAAAGTTTATGTCGCTAATTTTTAAACCGTCCGGACCTATGTTACTTTCAACCCGTTGTCCCGTGTACTTTTCATAAATTAAATAGTCACGAGCTTCTGAATCGATAGCCATAGGCTTATCTATACCGCGTTTAACGTCCACTTCAGTAAAGGATTCTATACCCAAGGCATCTTGATATATTTTGTCGAGGCTATCAGAATTAATAGTTCCTCGCATAGGGTCTTTATTTCTAAGCTGAGTTCCAGTCAGACCATATCGGTCACTTGCTATACCTTTAGCTTTATTACTATCACTAAGACGGTCATAAACAGTTTTCCGTCCACTACCTCGAATTAACCCTTGTAGCTGAGTTTCAAAAGCTCCAAATTCTTTATATTTATGAACACCAGATGTGTTAGTGGTAAAATCTAAAGCTTTTGCAAAAGAGTCTGTATCATAAACATCAAAATACCGAGCATCTAAATCTATCCCCTCATCTGGAAGAGATTTAAGAAGCCCAGATATAACGGTGCGATTACTTTTTGTAAGGTTTTTAGCCAAAACAGCTTCAAACGCTTCACGAACCGTAATACTACCGTCAGCTATTTTAGCTTTATAATCTATGTCTGCCATCAGTAACCAAACGTGCTATCGAAGGTCTGGAACGTTTGTTCCTTGATACCTTGCAGGGTTTTATGAATAGAGGTGTAGCCGCTGGTTCGCGTCATCACCATGTAACGTAGTGCGTCGTAAGCGTGGTCTTCTGCTTTTGTATCTACATCTTCGCTGTTCGTTTTAGAAAGCGGTATGCCTGACAACTGAGCAGATATGTGTTTGCAGTTGGAAAAGATACGGAGGCGTGGTTCTTTTGTGTAGGGGTCGTCTGCAAGCCGCCTGTGTATTTCCATTTTTCCCTGTAGACGGTTGCGGTCGGACGGTAACCACCGTACACCGACCCTCATCATTGTTTCAGCAATGGAAGGGCCGAAGCCTGTCTTATTCCAACATGAGGCATCTAGTACAGTATAGTGTGGTGTTGGGTCTAGTTCCTCACATTCTAATATTTTATCAGCTAGTTGCTCACCTGTCAAGTGTTTTACGTAAAGTTCGCGATAAACCCAAATATTGTTGTCCCAATCGATGGCTCCCCACAGAACACACGACGGACTAGAGTATCCATAGTCGGCTGCTCGTATGCGAGGCCAGTTAGTTGGAAGGTCGAAGGGTTCAACTATGTGTCGCACCCGTGAAAACTCTGGGAAGGCGGCTCCCTCTGCCACATCCCAATCCCCTTCAAGAAGCCGCTTTCGTTCGACATCTGGGAGCGACCTCAACATGGCCTCGTATTGGCCGTCTGCCATGAGGTAGGGATTGTCGGTCAGCCGCGCCGGAACAAACTTGCGAAAGAACAACGGCTGCCCTGCTTTTTCGTGACCATCGGGCCACACAAACATCTTTCCTGTTTCAGGGTCATCCGCTCCGAACCTTTTGTTGGGTTCGTGGCGGTCGATGTACATCTTCTTTACCCACCAGCCTCCGACACCGCCGGGGTTGGCTGTGCAGCGCATAGATAAGTTGGCTTGCAACTCTGGGTCTGTCGAACGAAGACGCGAACGAAGGTAATCCCAGACGTAGCTGCTAGGGTATTGGGTTATTTCGTCGATGCCTATCCAGTTAAACGCCTGACCTTGGAAACGAGTCACGTCTTTGTCCCTGTCTAGGTACGTAAACCAAAGGGTAGCCCCGGAGGGAAAGTGCCACGTTGACTTGGCTTCTCTAAATGTCGCTCCGGGAAAAGCTTTAGTGTAAAGTTGACGAGATTTATCGATTAGTTCGGTAAGTTCGTCCAAAGTACGCCTAAGAAGAAGCCCACGGTGATTAGGGTTGTGGCAATACCGCAAAGGGTCAGCCAACAAAGCAAAAGACTTGCCGCCCCCAGCGGCTCCTCCGTATAAAACGTCTTGTTCTGGCGCACTTAGAAATTCCTCTTGGGGTCCGGGGTTAGGTCTGAACACCACGGGGGTGTCGTCGATAAGGTCTGTAACGGCTGGTGGTAGGTTTTCGAGGTCACCTTGGTCTACAACCCGTGTTTTCGAACCGTTGAGGGCGTCTTCAACCTTTTTGGCTGATTTTTTTAGGTTGCGAACCTTGGTGGTCTTGGCTTCTGCCTGTTTTTTAGCCTTTTTAACGCCTTTTTCAGCGTTTTTTAACTTCATACGCACCCGTCGCCTTGCCCGTTCCTCTAAAGAGATGGTGTATTCGGCTTTTTCTTCGCCGGAAACCTTTTTGGGACGCCCACGAGTTCGCGGCTGGGCGAGTTTTTCAGGACTTGGAGGGGTGAGGGTGCGTTTACGAGGCACTTGGCTTACTTCTCCACACTTCCGGAGGCTTGGCGACCTCTGTGAACCCTACCGCCTTGGGCGAGAGGCTCCTTTTTCACAATCGTGCCTCCCTCCGGTCCGACAGGAATCCTTTTATACTTCTGATAATCCTCTGTTTCGACGCCTAAGTAGTTCAGTCCTTGTTTTTTTATGGCTTCGTTCGAGTATTCTTTCTCGTAGTTTTTAGTGCCTTTCATAATATCTTGAATGGCGTAGCTTGAAACTAGAAAACCTTGCTGTTTCGCTGTCAACTTATCGAACTGCGGGAAGAACTTCTTAATCTGAGGACCATATTTGGAGATACGTTCAGACCTTGTCATCGCCGCTTTAACGTCTGTTCTGCGTGGAGCTTTCTTAGGACTAGCCATCGATAATAACCTCTTCTATATCTTGTTTTTTGGGAGGAAGAAGCACGACGCCGTGAACTGCTTGGACGTTGTGATTCAGGGTTTCTTGCTTACCGAGACCTACTCGATTGAGAATAGCTTCGGCTGCTTGCATACGCAAGGTGTCCTGACGTTCGATGTCGGGGGAATCGACGAGGCTCACAATCTTGTTCGCGGCTTTTAAAGCTTGCGAAGACAGCATGGTGCGTGTTCGTTCGATGATTTCATCGGCAAGGCGGTCTTTGAGCCATCCGACAGAACCCGAACTGTATCCGGCAATCTCAGCAGCAGCGTGGACGTCCCCACCGTTCGAAAAAAGGGTGTCCAAGAAGGTCTCTTGCTTTTCGGTGAGGGTAGGTTTCTTTGTTGTGGTTTGAGGTAAAAGGTTCACAGCTTTACTCCGGGAGGTTCACATCTGTAATATAAGGCGTATGGGGGTGGTATCGTAACCTTGACGTGAGCAACCATCTCTTCTATGCGAACTAGACAGGCGTCCTCTGAGATGTAGGGGCCTCTATTGTCCGCGAGTTCCAAGCATTCTTGGGCTGCGAACACGGGGCAAACCATAAGGATAGCCACGAACATCCGCTAATCTTTCGTTGAAGGTTGGGGTTTTAGGTTTAATTATAAGAGTGTTTGGGCAGTTTGTCAACCGGGTAACGCTGCGAACCCCTAAAAAAATTACGAAGGGGGGCTATTTTGAGGGTAAAGGGGGGTTGACAAATCTGCAGGGGCCTGTACAATAGAGTTACCCTTTCCGGGTTCCCTATATACCCCAACCTGTTTCCCCGCTGTACCCCTAAGGGGTTCGCGGCTAGGCTCCCGTGGGGGTTCGCGGCTAACCCATCCCAGAAAACCTAAAATTACAAAAAATATGTCGGGATTGCATAGCAAATGCAGGGGGTCCCCCGTGTCCCTCGCGTGCGCCCACAAGCCAAATATTTTTTTATCTTATCATTGAGACTCGCTTATTCTCAGATATCCCCGCCGCGAACATAAACCCACCCCTATAACTATCCCCTGAAGCATCACCCGCCCGCGCACGCGCCCGCGTTGATGGGTTTGTCATGCCGGATATTCCCCCCAGTGGCCTTACGGTCTCATATATACATATCCCCCCACATATCCCAGCCCCCGATAAACCGCAAAGGAAACAGACGGATAGCCGGAATATTCCCTGCCGGATAAAAAAAGCCCCGCCAAGGATAACCAAGGCGGGACAGGTTGGGAGGAGGTTCGCGGCGGGTTCGCTTAGAATACTAACAGAAGCAACACCGCCAAAACTGTAAGGGCATCCATCATTTCACCGTTATAACTTCATCGGCAAGGGTTGTCACCTTGTTAGTATCAACCCAAGTATCAATGCCAGACTGCCTCGCAATAGCTTCAAGGCTCTCAATCTGCAAGCGCAATCCATAGATTAGACGCCCGATAGCTTCAATTTCGCTCTTGGGAATTACAACAATGTTCTTGGCATCCTGCATGTCAGTTGCGGTTACTTTACGATTAATAGTCATGATTCTTTACCTTTCGTCAGATTGTGGAGGCGACACCGCGCCGCCCCCGTTAGATAATTATTAGCCGATTATCCGGCACGGCGCAAGTGGTATTTAGCCTTACGAGATTTAGCATAACTGGTTTGGATATTAAAACCATAGCAACGCAACCGCCAAATATTATGTTGAACTGCTTTAATATTCATTCCGGTTTTCTTAGCGATATGGTTCGCGGATACCGGATAAGCTTTAGATTGTAGTACCTGCAA